GGGCTTGCAAGTGCCTCTTGATATTCTGCCCAAAACCTAGGCTCTGGGCTTGCAAGTGCCTCTTGATATTCTGCCCAAAACCTAGGCAGTTCATCAATAATTTTTGCTGTTAATTCATTGTCTTGATAAATATAGTTAAGCTTTTGCTTGTAAGAATTCCATTGATAAAACAGGCATTGTTTTTCATCTGTCACCAACATTTGAAACATGATCTGCGCCTTATAGTGTGGCTGCTCATCTAGTTCCTTAAATGTTGGATCAGTGTCATTCCTAAGCCCAAATGGACATTTAATTTCTATTAAGTGTACCTCCGCTTGGTATAATGCAAACCCATCTGGGCTGGCGCCACAAGGAACACCTGCAATCTCTTTAGTGTGGTATTGTCCGTCCTTAAAGCTCCAAACTGGCAAATTTATCTTAAGGCTCTCAAGCGCGTCTTTTTCATGGCGCTTGCCATATTCGGTGGCAATGTTGCCTTTAAACTCGTTTTCAAGCCCATTGGCTTCACGCACCATCATTCGCAACACATCGGCGCGGCTTCTGTTCGGATCAAGGCCAAGAATCGCGCCAATGTTTGAGGCGGTTACACGGCCCTTTCGAGCCGCGAACCATTCTGGGGTGTTTTGTTCAATATTGTGCTGGGTTGTCATTTTCTGCGCTCTCTAAAAAGGTATTTCGTCGTCAATATCAAATGACGCGGCTGCGGCTGTCGGTGCTTGCGCTTTAGCTTGCGGCGCAGCCGGTGGCTTAGCTGTTGGCGCTTGTGGCAAGTCGCCTTTAGCTGGGGCAACGTTAGCGATCCAGTTTCCTCCTGGTGTTTTGTTGCCCCAATCGTCTGTCTTATCCCAGACTTTAAGCTTTAAAAACATTTTGCCCTTTTGCTTAAGTTCAAAAAGCGTTTGCTCTGTTACGGCCCAACTTGCCTTTGCTAAAACACCGCCTGAGTTGGCGTCTATGGCTGCTAAAATTGTCCTAGCGTTCTTGGTTTTGGTCTCTGCCTTTTTCGTGTCTGTTGCGTTAGGGTCTAAGTCTTTAATAAAAAGCTTTTGAAAAATAAGCCGCTTGACATAGGCCTGAGGCTCAAGAACGCGCCAAGTCACTTCCACATATTCGGCAATGCCGTCTTTGATAGTTTTCCAAGTGGCTTTTTCAACAAAGGCCATGACGGTTGTGCCATCTGGGATAATGTCATCCATCCCTGGGGTTTCGTATGTGTCGCTTACTGGGTTTTCTGCGACGTGACTGCTCATATTAAATGATGACATGCTCTTATTCTCCTGCTTCGGTTGGTTGTGGCTCTGCCTTGCGTTTTGCGCGTCCTGCGATGGGCACATGGCGCAATTCGTCACTGTTTAAAAATGGGTTTTCACCATGCGGGATTAACACAGGCCCATTGATGCCATAACGATTCTTTGAGACGTTGGCGGCGGTCGCATAGCAAATAAGTTCACGTTCGCCAAAAGACACTGCCTTGGCCCTTGAGCCTTCTGCCTCACCTGCCATGACATTGGTTTTAAGTCTTAAAAAACCAACCAAGTCCACATTGTCAACATAATGCGCCATTGATTTTTCATGCAGCCTAAGCGCATAACGGCTGTAGTCATCCGCGTCTGGCAAGCGCATTGTCTCGGTCGTGACGTGTGCTAGAAACAAAACATTCATAAGGCGGTCGCGGTTAATGACCTCCACCCATTCGCGGACGCGGCCATGAAGCGCGGCAAGTGTGCCATATCCTGCACCATAACCACCATTGGCTTGGTTCATGCTCTTGGCTTTTGGGTCGTTAGCCAAGATTTTTTTTTGAAATAACTGGTCGAGCGCTGTTACGCTGTCAATGACCAATGTTCGATAAGTGTGCTCCTCTTGAGCCACGGCCTTTAATTGCTCAAAGACCTCATCCGCGTCTTTAAGCGCTGGCAATGCGTCCGGCCTGTGGGCGGTCGGTACTGCTTGCAAGCCGTCTTCGGCCAAGATAAACAATGCTTTTGGGAATGAAGCTGCTAAACTAGTCTTGCCCAAACCTGCGTCTCCGCAAATCGTGGCGATAATTGGCCGTTCTTTTGGTTTGGCCGCTTGTGATATTAATGTGCTCAATTGAGCCTCCTCTTGTTAATGACACCTTGACAATACCAATAAAAAGGCATTAGTCAATATATAAATGTCGATATTTTTAGAGGTTTAATAAAATGGGCACAAAAACCAAACCAATTGAATGGATAAGCGGCCTCAAGCTTTATGATGTGCGGCTTAACAAAACAGAGGTTGCTTTCATGGTACAAGATGCACTTTACGGGCGCAACCTAACTGAGATTGCCTCACTTGTTGGGCTATCGTTTGGCACAATCCATGACATTAAATGGGGCCGTCATCAAGCCATGAAGCCTCGCACCATATATGCTGTTTATGAGTATCTTGACAAGCTCCCGCCATCGCCCAGTGTGCGTCTTGCTGCGGGTGGTGATGAATGAGCGGCCTAGAATGGGCTTGGCAGCATCATAGCGCTGGTCATAGGGTTTTTTCACTGCACCCCATAATCACACTGGGCGGCAATCGTGTTTGTTCATGTGGCAATCCTAAATGTCAGGCTGCGGGTAAACATCCGCGCGATTATGGCTGGGAAAACACCCCTCACATATCTGAGGACACAATGAGCGATTGGGCGTCGTTTGGCATGTTTGACGATGGCTACGGCGTTTTATTGCGTGGGCTATTGGTTATTGATGTCGATGCTAGGAACGGCGGGCTTGGCGCTTACGCGCGGCTTTGTGAGCGTGTGCCTGAGGTGATGAGCGCGGCTTATATTGTCGAGACAGGATCTGGCGGTGGTTCAAAGCATCTTTATTTTAGTGTGCCTGAGGGTTTGTCTTTATTAGTAAAACATCCTGATTTTGTGGGCATAGATTTTAAGAGCGGGTCTCATTATGTGGTTGGCGCTGGCTCTGAACATATATCAGGCAAGCGCTATGAGGCGGTTTATGGTACGCCTGAGGATGTCGAGCCCGCCCCTAGTGCTCTGTTAGAATTACTTGCGCGGCCTACATACCATAGAGCGTCTTATGATGGCCGCGAAGTTGACGTATCACATGAAGATATTGTCGAAATGCTTAGCCATGTCGGGTCTTTAGAGTGTGATTCTTATGAACCGTGGGTCAAAGTAGGCATGTCGATCCACCATGCAACAGGCGGCACGGGTTTTGAGCTGTGGAACGAATGGAGCTCTCAATCATCAAAGCATGATCCAGAGATATGCCGTCAAAAATGGCAGTCTTTTGGCAAAAGCTCTAATCCGGTCACGCTTGGAACGTTGGTGCATTATGCCAAAGAAGGCGGGTGGATCGCATCTGTGGCGTTTGGGGTTGATCCTGAAAACTTGCCATTGATGACATTTGACACGCGCCCTATGAATTTCGGTGGCTCTGGGCTTACTGACACCACAGGAATTGACCTTTTGCGTCCTCCTGGCTTTGTCGGCCGGTTGGCAGCATGGATGGAATCTAATTCACGGCGCAAGCGTGAGCGCCTAGCGGTGGCGACGGCTTTGGCGGCTGTTGGTAACACCATTGGGCTTAAATACACTGACAGCGCATCTGACGGCGTTACGGCTAATCTATTTGTGTTTTGCGTCGCACCATCTGCCACTGGCAAAGAGAGCTTTCAACAAGCTTTGATGCAATGCCATGAAGCGGCTGGGGTTGTATCGGCGCAGCATGGGGCCATAAAATCGGAACAAGAGATTGTCAGGAATCTAATCCGCAATCAAGCGGCCTTTTATGTGGTCGATGAAATAGGGATATTCCTGCAAAAGGTATCAAACGCTCAAAAAAAGGGCGGGGCGTCTTATCTTGACGGCGTCATTGGCATGTTGATGAGCGCCTACTCAAAGAGCATGGGCCGGATGCCTGTAAGCGGCGATGTTCGAGAGGATGTCGAGAAGGCCATTAAGGCTGAGGTGGCCGCGATTTACAAACAAATGGACCGCGAAGGAGAGACTGACCGTCTTGTCATTAAAGTGCAGCGATTGGTTAGCCAGCTTGAGGGATTAGGGCAGGGGCTAGATAGGCCGTTTTTGTCGCTTGTGGGCTATACAACGCCTGAGACGTTTAACGATGTGGTAAACCATGAAACCGCTCAAAACGGGTTTATTCGGCGGTCAATCCTGTTTCGTGAATATGAGAGCGCGCCGCCCTATAAGCGCGGGTTTTCAAAAACGCCAATGCCCTTTGAGATGCAAATGACCATGAAGCAGCTATACGGCGCAGGATCGAGCGCTGAAGGCCGTATAGAGCATTATGGGGAGCGCATTGTTATCCCAAGCGCTGACGGCGTGGAAGATCTTCTTGACGCCATTGTGAGCGAGCTTGACGACCTGGCTGACCATCACAAGAACACCACGGGGCTAGAGGCTTTAGCCCTAGGGGCGTTTGAGATTGTCAAGAAGGTGGCTCTTATCTTAGCCGCTCCTGAGGGCCTTAGGACCATTGAGCATGTGCGCTGGGCTTATGCTTTGGTTAAAAAAGACATTGAGGAAAAATCACGCCTTGCGGTTGCCAATGATTTAGCCACGCCAAAAAACAAAGCGCTCCAAGACAAGATTATAGACATTTGCACAGGCGACGGCGAAAAGATTGGCACTATCAAAAACCGCCTTCGCAAATACCAGGCTAAAGATGTGGATCAAGCCCTTGACGATTTGGTCAAATCTGGGCTATTGTCTAAAGTTGAGCGCATTAAGCCATCCAACAAGACAGCTTATAGCGTTTATTGTGCCGTGTGATTCAAAACGACCTTTGGAAAGACTGTTTTGGGGATTGCGGGGCATAATAGTGCATAATAGTAAGAGCTTACTATTTTGCTATCCCTTACGGAATAAAGCTTTGAGGGGCATAATAGCATAATAGCAAAATAGTTTAGAATCAAAATGAAACCTGTGGATAACCTTAATAGGTATCTGATAGGGCTCTACAGATACGCCTATATGGCCTTAATCTATATATAGAGATATAGAGAGGGAGATCTATTATATAATATATAATACATTATATCAGTGGATTTTTAAGG